GTGACTTACATCACCTCTAAATGATTTGGCAGCGCCATACATTGCTTTTGTGGCAATTGTTTCAAATGACTTAAATTGTGCATTTAGAGCAGAGATGTCCCCGGAAAGAGATTTAATCTGAGCCTTTAACGGCCCAAAATCACCTTCGTATCTAAATACTGTATTGATTTGAGCCATTAGTTATACATCACCTCATAATCAAGACCCATGTCTGGGGTGAAACCATGCTTTATTGCCTCGGACTCATTTTCTGAGCCACCAAGTTTTTTAATCGCTCTGGAATACACTTCTTCAAGCGTGACTGCTTCGCTCTCTGCCTCAATCATTCTTGAGTCAGAAGCGTTTTCATTGTCAATATCTATTCCCTGAATTGCTGCCATGAATCTGTTATTCCTGTGCTCCTTTTCATAAATTGCTTTTAATGTGCTTAAAAGCTCCGGCATTGACAAACTTTCTTCTAGGTCTTCATAATTTTTCCAAAAACCTAGAAGAAATACTTCAGACTCGTATTCGGCTAGACTTAGTTCGTCCCAAGAACTCCCTGAGCTGCCGCTAGGAGATTTGGGTCATTCAGTTTGATCTCCGCTGCTATCTCAAGGATTTTATACATAGTCTGTAGGTCAATAACTTCTTCAACAACATCCTCTGGCTCTAGTAGGCTTGGGGCAAGTTGCTTTAGTGAAATCTTGGTGCAAGCAACAAGAATATCAATGAACTCATCTTCATTTTCAATTCCTGCGGTCTTGGACCATTCCTTCATTACCGCTCTTAAATTTTTCAGGTTCAGTGGCTTTACTGTGACGATTGTTCCGTCAAGCAGTTCAAGCTCAATTGTTTCATATACTTTTGTTGCCATTATTCATCCTTTCGCATATGTTTTTTATATTATATCGTATATTTGATAATAAATGAATTATGGCAGGGGTCACCTGCCATAATCCACATCTATATTAAATTTTAGTAAACGCGGTCAATAATTCTGCCGTATGTTGCATTTCCATCTGCGCCACCCTGACCATCAAATGGTAGAAGTCTGAATGTTACAGGGAATACTGTTGCATCATCTCTCTTGACTGAAATGCCAACAGTTTCCATTGAAACTGCACGGTAACCAACATAGAATCTATCTGCTGACTTTGTTGCGCTTGCTGGCGTTGGGCCTGCTCCAACAACACAGATTGATCTTTCTACTGGCTGGTATCCTAGAGCTCCACCGTTGATGTTAAGTGCTACTGCGAACTGAGCAGAAGCTCCAACGGAAGAAGATGCGAACATTCCTGCGAATGCAGATGCTGAAGTTACCAAACCACCAGCAGCAGCGTTAGCTGCATAAACAACTGGGTCTGCTCCAAGGTTCAATGATGCTGTCATTACTGACGATGCTGCTGTTGGGTTTGTAGCAAGATCTGATCTTACTGGACCTGCTGCAAAGTCTCCATCAGCTGCACCAAGAACGATTAGCAAGTTCTCTAGTGTTGCCTCAGATAGTGATGTTGCTGCTGTTACTCTCATGCCGCTCTTGAAAATCTTTGCGACATCGAGCAATTGGTCAACCATAACTTCACCATATGTTGGTTCAAAGCTTAGTGTTGTTCCTTCTGTTGTGTATCCTACTGAGAACCAGTTTGTGTCATTGATGTTCTCTGGCAGCTGTGCTGTCTTTGCGTAGTTAACAAGGCTTGGTACTGTTGTGGTAACAACACCAGATCTACCTACTAGGAACTGACCAGCTCCTACTACAATGTTCTTTGATTGAAAATCTCTTGTTGCCATTTATATATTTCACCTCCAATAAATTATAAGTATTAAAGTTAACGCTTCCTCATTTATATTATATCGTAGTTTTATCTTGTATATTCATATACAATTTTGAGCGTAGTTATATATTTTGGCTTATAGCTATCAATTCTTTTTTCATCCACAGAAAAGTTGTCTTGATAGCAGTCAATGTATTTAAAGTTTATTTGATTTGTAGCACTATATTGGTTTATTTCCCTAGCACTTACATCCATATTATTAAGCTGGTCAAATATGTAGTTCTTCAAATAAAATATTTGAGGCATGTCGCCAACAATTGTATATGTTGCCTCTTCCTTATATATTGCATATAATGTGCTTTCTGGGGTATCCCTAAAAATATAATCATAAAGAATGTATGGCATCTTGCTTGAATCTGGAGCTAGATTCTCATTGATTGGAAAGAATGGTCTATACGCATATACCGATGTATCCCAGACTGCACTTGCAACCGGGCTAACACCAGAAACGCTTCCTGTTGCTAATCCCCAAATATAGTTATTAATTAGAACAATTGGCATTATTGTATAGTCAACATTATTTGGCATTCTTTGCTCCCGGAAGTCTCATGACTATAATTCTAGCACTCTCTTTGCCAAAACTGTCAATGGGCTGTTTTGTTTTGTTTATTTTCATCATTCCACTCTTATTTTGGTCAAGCATTGCTTTTTGCAGTATTGTGAAAAATTTTGAAGAATTCAATACTTGTTCTGAATTTGATAACATGAATTCTTCAAGTTTTTTGTTGAATGATCCAGCAACGCCTCTTCCACCGGGATTTTTTATATAAACTGGTTTTCTTGTAAATATTGTTGTATCTCCAACATCAAAAACTAACATTGATGATCTTTTAGGTCTTACTGTTACTGGCGTTCCCGATTCCATAACCTGAGCTTTTTTTGTAAAAATATAACCATTTTTGTTGGGAAGCTTTGCATCAATAAGTTTATATGAAACTGTGGATGCATTTCCTTTTGCTGTTATTTGTGGTTTAAATAGTCTATATTCTTTTTGTCCAGCATGACCAAACTCATATACATGCTTATGAAGATATCTGTTTCTTTTTGCAAGATTATCATAATATTTTTCAAAGTACTCTGTGATTAAATTGGTAGCTGCACTGGAAAGCTTTGATGCAACAGCAATATCGTTATGAAGCGTGTCTACCATTTTTAACTGAAATGTTGCTGCGTTTATTATTTTTTCTGGCATACCACCCGTGTCAAGTTTATTTTTTGCCATATCATCACATCTTTTGTATTTCTTTTCTTGAAAGCATTGTTTCATATTCTAGAATAGAACCATCAAAATTAAATATCGGTGTGCTGCCTTTAGATTCAAATATTGTACTATTTTCAAATCCACCAGCTGATGATGGGTCTTGATTTTCTAAAAATATAACCCCAGAATCATTTCTAACTTTTACTATAACTCTGTCCATAGGCACAACTTCATTGCTTTTCATTTTTACTTGAGAATATAAATAATTTATATACTCTTTTATTTTTACTGCAGTTGAATTGTCTCCACTTCCAGTTCTTATATCAACCCTGACAAAACAGTCTACAGTTTTTTCAAATGTATATGTTTTTGATACTGTTCCAATACTATCTTGAGTAATTACTGGCTTATAAATGTCTGCCTTCATTGAGTATGTGAGTGATGTTAGGCATGTCATTTTATATGATCCTTGGAGAAATCCTCAAACTCTTATATTTTTGAATAATGTGGTCTGCTAGCAAGTTTCCAGATCCATCTTGGAATCCATTTGCATATTGCACTGTGTATGAATCTGTTTGCAGTCTTTGGATGTTTTTATTTCTAACAGAAATATCTCTACAGAACCAATCTTCTACCATCATTGTGGTTGCAATTTGAATGTCACTTGGAACATAGTCCCAGCCAAAAGTTCCTTGTATCGTATATTTTGTATCTCTTTTGAAAATTCCGTCATATGTGACTAGATATATTCCTGTGTGCTCAAAGACTGTATCGGTTGAATATGATGCTGCAACAGTCTTTATTTGATACTTATCCACATCTGTTTCAAGAAGATATCTTGATCTTTGTGGATCAGCTGATCCAGTATAAATTAAAATATCATTTTCATAAATATAGTCAATAGTCAATATTCTTTTATCTAGATAAAGGGTGTCAGAGTCTTCTCCATATGCAACAATTACTTTGTTCTCTCTATAAAAATTCTCTAGTACTTCAGACTGAATATATAGTCTGAAAAGTCTTTCTGTTGCAGTTAGTTTTGCGTCTGTTACAGAAGAGCTAACAGAGGTTAGCGTTCTAATGTCAGAGACTGTGGCAAATGGTCTATTTAATTCATAGAAGATTGTGCTGGAGAATGAGCCAGTAGAAAGACTTCCACTTGTGACAACTTTAATTTTTCTATCATATGATGAGGCATTCTCATCCAAATATAAGCCAACAACACCAGCACTTGATGTTGTTCTAACTGATGCTGAATATACCTGCTCTAGTGTATCCATGTCATAGGCAGTCGCCAAGGCGCTCAAAATGCTTCCCGTGACTGGTATCGGAATAATTGCTATTTCAGTATCTGATCTTAAAATCTCTTGCATGCAACACCTCTAGTATATTTTACTATATAAATAATAATAAAGGGGTGGGAATTGCTTCCCACCCCTTTATTTTGAAGCTAATATCAGCTCTTGAAGTAAGAGAATGCTGAAGCCTCTTCGATGTTTACACCCATACGGACATAAACTGTGTACTCTACTGTGTCCTTCTTTGGCTTGAACTCGCGGTGTACAGTAATGTCTCTCTGGAAACCCCAGATTCTGTTGGTTGGGAATGTCAAATCCATGTATGAATCTGGCATTAGCGGAACCTCAAGAATTGGAATTCCAAATAGCTGGTACTGTGCTCCTGCGGGTCCACCTGTGCGTGGACGAGCTCCGTTAAGAACTTCAGTAGCGATTGGCTCTGTAGATGTACCTGCGGTACCTCCAGTGTATCCAACGCGGCGTAGATCTGTGAGCAACTTCTGAACATTTGCAGTTGATGCGTAGATCTTAAGTTCGTTTCTACGAGCTTGGAACTTACGAGGAAGCGCGTTGTACAATGCTTCTACTGAAGTAATTGCAGAACCCGTTCCTGATGCAAGACCTGTGCTTGTGAATCCATAAGTAGCAGAAGATACAACATTTCCTGCTGCAAAGTAGTTGTCACCAGCAGCTGCTGCTGATACCAACGAAATGAATCCGGCAAGTGTGTATGGGTAGGATGCGCGATCTGTGTCGTAAATTGTCTGTGATGCTGTTGCAGCAACATCTCCAGCAATACCGTTGATTGCAATATCCTCTAGGTCGTTTCCGAACTGTACAGCCATTAGTCTTGCGATGTGATCTTCCAATCCAGCTCCCTCAATGTTATCCTCAAGGGCCTCTGTTGAAAGCTCGTAGTCAAGGCGGAACTTGGTTGTTGTTACCTCAACCTTGGTAAACTGTGCGCCACCAAGGTTTGCACCATAACCAGTGTAACTTGTTGGGGTAGCGGAACCACCTCCACCAGAGTTTACTGTTCCAAATCCAGCTTGGTTGGCCTTGCGGACCATTCTTGTTCCAACCTGAACCTTGTCAATCTCCATTGTGTTTGCCTGCATAACAACACGGCGACCATCCTTGGCAAGTACCATCTGGTCAAAGATGTAGTCAATGAATTGACGACTCTGTGTTGGGAGCAAGGAACCACCGGAGTTGTTTGAGATTACTGGGGTCAAACCGTTTGTTACAGCGGCGTTAACACCAATCTCGCCAGATGTTCCAGTACCTACGGACTGAACAACACCTGTTGGGAGTGCCTTTTCTATTATTTCACTCATTTAGCTTTCACCTCCATTTTATTTGATTAGTTGAAGATATTTTCTGTGCCGAGGAAGCGTCCTCCCCAGACGGACTTCTCCATCTTTGGGGATTCTGGAAGAGCACCTTCAAACTCTCCAGACTTCTTTATAGCAGTGTCATTTTCTACGGACTCAACTCTTTCTGCAACAGCAGAAATGTTACCGCTGACATCTGCCAAACCTTTTGCCAATTCCTCATATTTCTTGTGAAGGCTATCTACCTTCTCGTCAAAAGCTTTTGCAAGTCCCTCTATGACCTGCTCTACTTTTGTAAGGGAATCGGTTGTACTATTTAGACTCTTTGCAATTGAGTCTGAAATGTGGGACTTGATATCATCCAAAGCTTTTGAAATTTCCACATCTGCGGAGGCATCTTCGGCTTCCTCAGTTTCATCCTCATCTGGGTTAACTGATTTTTCAACAACCTCTGCAGATGCTTCTACGGCCTCTTCTATTGCCTCTTCAATTTCAAATTCGACCTCTTCTGTTTCTACAGTTTCGGTGACTTCAGCTTCGGTGTTGTCAAGTGGTCCTTCGTTTACATTTTCAGCCATTTCAACACCTCCTTGTGTTTCAATTTCTAAAGACTTTTGAAGTATATCTCCTTTAAAAGTCTTTTCTACCAGCACTTCTTGCACTGGTAAACCTATTTCTTCTTTCTTTCCAAATAATGTGGAAAGAAATTTTTTCATCACCTTTTGGCTCTCCTTTTTGTTGCCTTTTTTGGGTTGTATCCATTGCTCATCAACGCTCTCAGATACCCAAATGGTTTCTGGTAGCGATTGGTTGGCAAAAGGCTTCACTTTAAGTCTGGTGACCTCGTTAGCACTTACTGCTGTGACTCTTTTTGTTACAGCATGTTTGCCATTTTGTAATTCTTTATACAGACTAATTATAGCAACAGGATTTTCTTTTGTTGCTACAATTTTTTCTCCAGTCATCTTATTCTTATAAATTCCAGTATATTCTATCGACTTTACTCTACCCTTTTCAATGGCTTTGTCTTTTTTGTATACTACAAAATCTCCCTGCTTTGCCATTCCGGGTTCTGTCTTCCAAACTTTTCTCTTAATCTTCTTTTTTGGCATCCCTCCGGGAATACCCTGAACTGGATTTTTAGCTGTTGCTGGTGGGGTTGCAATAACATCTTTCTTCAAACTGTGTTCCTTAACTATTGAAGACATTGCTTTTGCTACATCCTCTGGATTGAGTTCATCAATCCATCCAATTTGATTTGTGTCTGACTTGCAGAATATACATGAATGTGAATCGTTTTCAGAGAGGTAGGCCTTTTTATCATTCTCACACCAATAAACATTTTGAATGTTTGATTTATTAAAAATACCATCCGCTACAAAACCAGTGTCGGTCTTCTGAATTGAGAATATATTTGCAAACTGATTTGCTGGAACATCAACAAGAGAAAGCTCTGTAAGCTCATAGTCTTTAACTATTCTTACCGCCTTCTCTTCTTCTTCCTCAAGCATGACCTCTGACTCAATAATTTTTCCGCCGATGCTGAATCCTGTTAGAGTTCCATCGAGCACCATCTGCCAGATATTGTCTGCACCCTTTGAAATATATGCATCAACGAATATGCCAGTGTATGTTTTCTTTGTTTCTGGGTCAAAGAATGTGTTTTCTCTGAAAGAGACGAGCTTTCCAGCTGGAATTGGCTGGTGCATCAGTCTTACATTACCCTTAAATTTTTCAAAAGCTTTAATTGACGCTTCAGCCAAAAGTTTATCATTTTGGCGATCAATATTGTCTAGCGTTGCAAATCCGCTTACAATTCTTTTTTCTTCGTCAATTTTAGAAATTGGCATTGATAGCGTTAAGCTGTCTTTGTCATTCTCAAAATTTGCTTTGATAATATATTCCATAGCTATTACATTATATTATATTTTTATTTATCATTGCTGTTGTCTTCCCTCGCCTTGAGGATTTCTGGGAAGTTCACTGCTGTCAGATGAGTTAGACTGTCTTTGTTGGTCTCTAGTTCTATTTCCAGTAGCCTGAGCAGTTGCTTCTGCTGCTTGCTGTCCAGTTAATTGAACTGGAGTATCTCCATCCTTCAATGACGATAGATTCAGCCTTGATCTCACCTCGTTAGGAACGATAACCTTCATTCTAAGATATCTTTCGTCAATTTTAGACTGAGTTTCTTCGTCTGTCAGGGTAAGTTCATTGAATTCTAGTTTGAATGAATCTGTTTTCTCTGCAATAATTTTATTTATTTTCTTCTCAAGGCTATCCTGTGCTGGACGGCATACCTGCTCTTTGAATGTTCTATCAAATTCTCTAGCCGCTGCCAATCCTACGCTTTCAGAACTTCCAATTTTTGATGCTGGCATTCTATGAGCCATAAGAATTTCTTGAATATTCATTCTTTTATATTCTTTGAATGAAGAATCTTGTATTTTTGCCTCAATTGGCTCCATTTTCATGTCAACTTTTTGAGTTTCTGTATCTGCGGGAAGTGGAATAAGAACAGTTCTGTGGTTCGTACCCTTTAGGTTTCCTTGGAAAAACTCAAACAGTCTTTGTTCTGCTGCTGGAGACATTTTTGCTCCCTTGAGCCAGAAAATATATCTTGGAACTGCCTTGTTCTCAAAGTAGTCTAGATTGAACTTTCCAGCAAACTCATTTCCTGCCATTGCAGCCTGTGCTGCAACAATTGCTGGAATGCCATAATATGTATTTGTTGGAGTGTAGTTTTTAATATGAATGATTTCATTTGGTCGTGGGTCTGGACCAAATGGATTCTTTTCTGTTCCTTGGAAGTTTCTAAAGAATACAGCTCTTCCTTGAACTATTTGAACAAATCCGTCTCTTAGTCTTCTGACTCTAATTGTTGAAGCTGGAATGTGACCGATGTATCCAATTTCACCAGTTACTTTTCTTCCAATTTCAATATAACCATTTCCAGTAGCTTCTGCGTCAATAAATACCTTCATCAAGGTTGCGGTAAGTGTGTCATCATCGTTTCTTGTTTCAAGCCACTCAAGAACTTCTTCTTTTTGTCTCTGAAGCTTTCTTCTTGCCCTATCCAAGATATCATAATTATCAATTTCTTCTAGTCTTTGCTTTACCTTGAGCGTTGGCTTCAGGTCGTATCCAAGACCAACAATATTTGCAGCCTTGGCATTAATTGCAGCATAGTTTGGTGCTGATATTTCGTAAATCTTTGCCAGCTGATATAAATCATAGGGTGGTTCAACTGCGTCAAATAGACCATATCCAGCTCTTAGAAGAATAATCTGCTTTGAACCCGCGCCATCTCCAGACAGCTCATTATCGTCTGCAATGACAGGTCTTCCATATTTATCATACTGAGTTGTGGCGCTTGTAGAGTTAGGGAATGGCGAAATTACTGATGTTGCAGCTTTTTCCATTCTTCTTTTTGCCGAACGCTTAAAGTTCTGGCTAAGTCCGCCAAGAGTTATAAGCTCCTCATAAGACTTTTTGAATTCATCCTGATTTGCTTTAATAAAATCTGTTTGTGTTGGGTTATCAATCCTGATATCTGTTATCAAGCTGTCTTCTTGATCTTGCTGCATCTCTCCACGCCTCCGTATCTCCTAATGGTAGTAATCCTGCATTCATTCTTTGAAGGTCCTCTTGGTACTCTTCTTCTGTTACTCTTCCAACTCCGGGCATAAATACTGCTCTACCCTCTGGCTGCCCATAATAATCGGCTGCCTGTTGAATAATATACATCTTATTAAAGTCATATTCCATTGAAGGAATGTTCAAGATGTTGTTATTTTCATCTTTAAACAGCTCACCGTTTGGCAGCTGCCATACATAAAGACCGTACTTTGCATTACTTCTGACCACACTCAGGCCATTTTTTGATGTTTCCATTGTCTTATGATACCACCTTATAAACTATTAAGAAACTATTTTATTGGTTTTTTTGTAAAATTTAACTTTATATCTGTCTGCAGATGGATTTAATACTGTAGACGAGGACAAAATATCCACCGACATATATCTATTTTTATATGTCACGCCAGATGTAATGAAGAATACTTGAGATGCTGTGACTGGTGAGGCTGAATAAATTTTGAAAGAATTGGTTGTTACCGATGCTGTATACACCGCACAGGCTGTTCCATTGAAAACAAGAACTTTATCTCCATGCTCCATCAACACGCCGTCAACATACTGTTCTGCCTGCTGCAATGACTTAGATATCAAACCGCCCTCAGCGTTTTGCGTCAAGGAGCTTGTTGTTGTTTTAATCAGATCAATAAATGTTAAAGACTCTTTTGTGAAGAGTTGTAGCTTATCTGACCATGTTACATACGATGCTGACATTTCTTTATCTAAAATATTTAATGCAGCATAACTTGCACTTTCTGAAGATGCTCCATATGTAAGGGATAGGCTAACATTCTTTCCTATGCCACCATCTTTTATTGATATTGTTGCTGAAGATGATCCGCCACGATATAAATTATATAAAGATGCTGCATCGTCTGCAGTAAATTGTCTGTTGAATAATCCAAGCTCATCAATGTAGAATCTGTTGTTTGCCCCAGTCTGTGCTCCAATTATTATTGAGGCTCCAGATGAAATTGGGTTTGTTAAAACTATGTCATATCTATTCCAAGCTGTTGGTGATATTGTGAATGATGCACCAGAAAGTGTTACAGATGCTCCATTACAATAAATTGAGTTTGCAACTGAAAAGTTTACAGTGGCAGAAGCACCCTGATTAGTATAAGAAAATACTGTACTTCCAGATATCTGCAATATTGTTGAGCTATATGCAGATGCAGATTTTACAAAAAATGATATTGTTTTGATATTTTCCACTGGAATTGATGTTGTGTCAATTTTTCCAAAGTATCCAGAATCTCCAATTAGGAGACCTCCATTTGCAGCAGAATTATTGATAAAGGGTGTTTTAATTTTTGCTGGCGTTGTGACAGATGATGTAGAAAGATAGTTAAGTTCTATTGGAGGTGCAGAATTTTGCAGTGAAATATTATTATTTGCCATGCTGAAAATATTCAAATATCTAACTGCTGGATTTTTTCTTAATACATCGTCAGTGTTAAAAACAAAAGATATCGTTACTGCACAGGCACTTATTGTGCTATTAGTCAGTGTGGTTGGCTGGATGAATGTATCATTTGATGAATAAATTCTGGAACTAGATGTAAGTGAGTTATTGTAGAATCTGCTAACTACAGTTTTTACAGAACTTACTGCGCTTGCATTATTTTCCTGATTTGGATATCCAACATCTATTCTATTCGGATAAATAATAGAATTGTCATTTATTTCTTTTGCAAAAAGTTTTGCTGGGAAAATATAAGATATCGATGCGTTGTATATGCCGGTCTTAAATTCATCCGATGTGTAGTCATATCTATAGTTTTTATAATATTTAATATTTGTGCCAGTAGAAATATCAGTCAGGTCGCCAATCTTAATTGAAGATAGATACACGGCTGGATACGCAGAATAGTCGTCTGATATATCTTTGTACTCAGTTCCGCCCGAATAAGTTGATCTAGAGCCGAATCTAATGTTTGTTGCATCTTGAAGGTCTATATATCTTGAGTCGTTAAGATTGAACTCAACTGATGCAGTTACTGCTCCAAGTTTTTGATATAGCGTATATGTTCTATTTTTTATTCCAAAGCCAATAGAAAATGCAGATCCAGTTGTAACAGAAGCTCCAATAAATCCGCTTGCTGTAAGTGTTCCGATAGTGTTATAAATCTGATATTTTGTCCTGTTGCTTCCAGCATTAACTCTTTCTTGATAGATCCAAAGTTTTTGAGATCCTAGGTTTGGTGCGCTTATTTCTGCTATTGTTGAAGCAATTGATCCAACTGATGCAGCAGATGATGTAAGCATTAATGATGCTTCAATTCCATAATCTACGCCAATTGTATTAATGTAGTCTTGAATATTTTCAAATTCTATATAAATCCCTTTTTGCAAGGCGTACCCACTTGCACTATGAAGAACTGATGTTGGATAAATGTTTTTTATAAAGTTCTCATCATCAATAACAACATTCTCGCTGAAAATATCTGGAATTAATGTAAGGAACCCTCTGTTATTAACATATATTGCATTAAAGTCGTTGCTTTGTGATGCATCTTTTCTTGTGGAATTGAAATTCTTCCAAGAGTCTGCTGAGCCTATGCTTATATTATTGAATACATCCTTTTCATCGATATGCATGGAGTAATTGAATCCACCCCTAGATTTAAAGTTTGATTCATTTACAGTATATCCCTGCCCATAAACATAATGCCTAACAACTGCAGCTGGTGTTGCCGCTATATTATACAAATACATGGCTATGCATGATATCTCCATATTCTGCAATCCGCCAAAATAAATATAGTCATTGTTTTCAACATATGGGTTTATGTAAATTGATTCTTCCGAAAAGGATGAGTTTATCGTTTGTGAATCATCGAATTCAGTGATTTCTCTATTTCCATTGACAATTAACTGTATTTGTCCTTTGCTATGCCCCATAACAATATGCATAGGTTCATCAAATTTATCAATTGGCATTGACACTACTGCTCTATTTGATGCTGTTGGGGAATCTCCGTAAATGTATACGAGAGATTGCTGGTCTATCCAAAGACCTCCAGATGCAGAATTTCCAAGAGAAACTATTTGCTTTGGAGTCGTATAATCATTTCCAAAATGTCTCATCCAAAATTCTACAGAATACGATCTATCTTTTTTCGCTCTGCTGAAAAACTTCAATCCCGGAACTTTTATCTTATTGTTTGGAGACGATGGGGAAATATATGACGATATATTATTTCCAGCAACTAACGGGTATTGATAATATGCAAGCGTATTGGATGTGCTAAATGATAAGCTTCCGTCAACTACTGATGCCGTCTGCGTTGTAAAAGTTGAAAATGGTAAAAACTGACCATTGGACGCAGGAGTGTTTAAAGTATAAACAACATATGGGGCATCTCTTTGCACGGAATATTTATAAATAGACATACACTTTATTATACCTCAACTATGTCGCAAACTCCAGCAACACAAGCAAGTTCCTGAGTTCCTGTTGTGTTGTCGGATGCCTCATAATTTTGCAACCAGTTCCAGTCTAATGTTTCTGGGGTCTCCTTCAATAGCTGCAGGTATTCGCTCTCATTAATCTCCTGATATGGAGCCTGCTGATAAACATGGTCTGAATATGGCAAGAATGAAATTCCAGAAAGTTCATCAATGTGCTCATAAACCCAAGCACCTACGGCCATCCATTCGTGCTCTCTGACAGAAATTGTAATTGATGGCTTATGCTCTGTCCAATATCTTTGGTATGTCAGCCAGAGCTCAAGGTGCTCAATTGCAGTTAAGTCTTCTCTTGTTAGAGCATCTTTTGGAGCCTTAATGGGAAATGTGAATACTGCAGTGTCGTTTGGCTTCATGAGGTCTGGCTCATTCTTGATGCCCATATCCTTCAGGAAGTCTGTTACTGGATCTTTGACATCTGCACGAATGGTTCTTGCGTAGAACTCGCTGTGCCAAGTGTGCATTCCAGATGAACAGTTAACCAACTGAGAAACAGTTCCAGATGGCTTAACGCAGGTAATTGCAGCAGCCTGCTTAATTCCAAGAATATCTGCATACTTCTTATTTACCTTAACTGCATGCTTTCTAAGTTCTTCTAGCCAGACGATAAGTTTTCCAAGACCTTCTTTTCCATTGAGAACTGAGTGTCCCATCTGACCTGTAAGAGAAACACCAAGAAGTCTTTCCTCTTCACAGTTATTCTGCCACTGCTTTCTCAAATACTTGAATCTTGTGAATGTTGACTGGAATGTTCCAAGAATGGTTGCAAGTTCAACTTTTTCTTTAAGGGTCTCAAGTGTGTCGTCTTCTTTTACTACGACTTCTGTCAAGTTGCAGAATTCAAATGGTCTGAGGATAATTTCAGAGCATGGATTGGTTCCAAACTCGTGGTCTGCTTCTCTTCTTCCATTTTTTGCAGCAACTTTTTTAGCTGCATCTCTTGAGAAAATTCCACGCTCGCCAGACTTAGAATCATAAAGTGATTTCCACTCTGCCATGAATACCTCCATTGTTGGCTTGGTTTCATATGTTGCAGAATTGTTTGCCAATGCTCTCTGGCTGTTGTATTCCCACCAAGATCCAGACTTTGCAGCAGCCATGTTTCTATCCTCTAGGTCTGATAGTGAAATCATTGCGCTTCTACGGACACCACCGACAACAACAACTTCTGCAATCTTGCACATAATGTCGTGAGCCTCAATTGGAGTTAATTTTCTTCCAGCAGCATTACGAATGGTTGAAATGGTGAACTTAAACAATCTATTCAATGGCTCTGGACCAGATGCACGACCACCGAATGTCTTTAATCTTGCACCTGCTGGTCTAACTTTTGTCAAGTCCCAGTCTGGAATCTGACCCTGATAAAGAAGTGCAATAAGTTCTCTTAGTGACTTTGCCCATCCAGCCTTTGAGTCCTCAACAACAATTACAGTGTTGCTTTTCTCAAAGTGCTCATTTACGGCTGGCAGCTGATTGACATACTTTGACTCTACAGAATATCCAACCCCGGTTCCACACATGAGAATATACATTGCCTCATCGAATGAACGCAAGGAGTCAACGGGGAGATATGAACAGTTATAGATGCAGGTATTATCTCTTTCAAGGGCTGGTCCAGCGGTCATCAGTGCTCTCATTGAAGGCATCACATTTGTGTGAAGAATGGAGTTTTCAATTCTTTCCTTTAGAGTGTCATCTGCTTTATAGTTATTATACTTTTCAAGTGCTTCAAAGATATAATTGGTGAATCTTGAAACAGTCTCGTGCCAATCCTCTCTGCGGTTTTCTTCTTCCATCCATCGTGCATATCTGGTCTTGTGAATAACCTGCTGGTAGGCAGTAGGCAATGAAACTGTCATAAAAATCTTCTCCATCTATTAGTAAAATAATGCCACCATAAGGTGGCGTAGACATATTCTATCAAAAGATTTGTTAGTGGTCAAGTGGTGATAAAATATGTTTATGATGACAATACAAGAGCTACACGCTTATCAAAAGCTAGTTGAGATGAACTGCGCTATACCTGTGATTTGTATCACAGATCAGGATCATGGAAAGATGATTCCTTGGGTAAATGAAGAAAGGCCATGCTTTATGTGCTTGGCCTGTGATACTAAAATTTATCCCGGACTCAAGATGGCTGAGTCTATAAGGGAAACTTTATTTATATAATTTCTTCTTCAAGGTTCAGCACTCGTCTTTCAATTCTTCCAATTTGATCTTTGATAGATGTGCCGTGATTTGGAGTAACTTCTTTCTCAACATTATCAATTCTTATACAAAGATATCCAAGGTTTTCCTCTATATTCTTTATTCTTTCGGCAACTCCGGGAACCTTGTCAAATCCGGGTCTTTCTTCTGTTCCAAAATAATCATCAAGGAAATGGATTACTCTTTTTGCTATCTTAAATAATTTTCTTGCAAAAATAGAAACGGTGGTTGTAGCACCAATAATCGTAATAATTGTCATCAACCATCCAGCGTTATTCATGCCACAACCACCAATCCTATTACTCTGCGGAGTTCCTTCCGTAACGAGTATCGTTGGGGTCAAGCATTCCATATGCTAGTGTGATAACAGCTGCAATACCTGAGCTTGCAATTGCCTTCCAGCCTTCTCCATCAATCTCAAAAACATTCTGTCCAAGAGCAATGTACTGAGCAAGTGCTGTAGCACCAAATGTCTTGAGCAAAGTCTTTAGAGCTGCTTTTGTCTTTTTGTTGAGCATAGTGTATAATCTCCTTCTATATTTATAATATATATAATATATATAAATTTTAAATATTATTTATATTTTATTTTTTATATATAAATAATATTAAATAAATTATACACGAAAGGTTTTTATGCAAAAGGTTCTTGACAACGGTTATGTTAAATTAATTAATAATATGGGTTCTGATATTGATGTTGTTAATGCTGCTAGGGCTTCTTTTGAAAAAGAAGTTTCTGAGATGTCAGAGGGTGATGATAAACTTCTACGCTTTCTGATTCAACACAAGCACGATTCCACGATGAGGCACTGTGCTATGACTTTTGAAGTCTACGCCCCCTTGATGGTAGCAAGACAGTGGTACAAGCATTCGGTTGCCAGTACGCACCTTGACGATCAGATGGGCTGGAACGAGTCAAGTCGTAGGTACATTACGGAAAATGAGGTATTCTACATTCCTGAGCCCGAGCAATGGCGCTCTATGCCAGAAAACAAGAAGCAAGGGTCGGGCGGACCAGTAGACGAAGAAACTGGCAAGAAGTTCGAAGAGCTGATGAATCGCACGGTGGAACTAGGGCTTGCGAATTACAGAGAGGCACTCTCGGCAAATATAGCCCCAGAACAGGCAAGGCTACTTTTGCCAGCATACTCTATGTATGTTCGGTGGCGTTGGACCACTTCCTTGAATTCTGTTCTTCATTTCCTATCCTTGAGATTGAAGAACGACTCCCAATTTGAAATCCGGGAATACGCAAAAGCAATATTATCTCAAATAGAAGATATCTACCCCAAATCAATAGAATATTGGATGGAGCACCGTGTCAACTGAAAATTCAGATCAAGCCGATCAAATGATGGATATGAACGAGAACATAGGCGCTATGTTGTATATCATGCTCGGAAGAATATACGACATGTTGGTGATAATCGCAGATGGTCAAGGAAAGGGTGATGATGCAATGAAATTGCTGAAACTTCACCAAGAAGGACAACTTATGTGTCCTCCCCCCGCCCTTTCGATTGAAGACTTGACAGACAACGAAGAATAGTGTAAAATATCTACCCCCAACCATAAGGAGAAAAAAAATGACATGCATAGTTGCTGCTACAGACGGAAAAACAGTTCACATGGCTGCAGATAGAGGTGCAAGCGATGGACATGTCATTTTGAAGCTAGCCAAACCAAAGATTCATAAAAATGGAGAATATCTCATTGGCTATGCTGGATCCATGTCTGGAGGACAGCTTTTGCAATCTATCGCTTTGCCTGCGATTCCAAAAAAGGAACTTCACTCATTCATGCGTACAGGCTTTGTAAAGGCCTTCAGAGACGCTGTAGAGAATTATGGCATCTCAACATCAGAAGCCGATGAAAGTCTCATCCTAGTGGCTTGTAGGGGTCGTATCTTTGAGATTAGCCCCAGTGATTGGAGTGTTGCAGAATGGAAATCAACAGCAATCGGTTCTGGAGCACCTGTCGCTCTTGGAGCAATGTATGTCATGGAGTCAGATGGAATTGAAGACTACAAGCTTCTCGTCACCACCGCCGTTGAAGCTGCCTGCGAATTGTCCCCAACTTGCAAAGGTCCAATAGATTATGAAATCATTTGAGGCTGTATTTTTCATTTTGGTTGGTTGCGTCATTTTATTCGAAATAAATAAACACCTACATAAATAGGGCCTATTTCAGAAAAATGTGAATAATATTTTTATTTGTATGATGCAGATCCGCGCCGCATAATGCGGTGCATTATTAGTGCGCCCATTGACAGAAAACTCTAAGGATTTATTTCTTGTTTTGGCTTGCGCTTGTCGGTGGCTTGTGCTTCAATAGTCCTGTGAGCGAGGGACAAGCCCTAGCCCAATGAAAGGACAGAAGATGAACACCAAAGCCCAAACAGTCCGCGCAATCGTGGACGCTATCAAGACCGCCGCAGGTTGCGAGTCGTGCGGATACAACGCTCACGCCTGCGCCTTGCAGTTTGACCACCTTGACCCTGCCACCAAGTACCGCACCCGTAACGGCAACCTTGTCCACCCTGCCGACATGGTGAAGGGTGCTAGGTATGCGCTTAGCACTATCCTTGCGGAAATCGCAAAGTGCCGCGTACTGTGCGCCAACTGCCACGCTGTGCACACCCACAAGGTACAGAGGGGGAGGCTGTGACGCAAGTCACATGCCCCACCCCTTGACAAATCCAAATCCATATGCTAGGCTTACAGAGTAAGCAAAACGAAAGGGAAACTAAAATGACTAAGACTAAGACCCTCGCCCTTGCATCACAGATGCACCGCACCTTTGACTGCGGAACTACCGACAATGGTACAGCGTGGATGCTGTGCGACTGTCACGGCTACTACCTTGAGCGTACCGCTACCCTAGAGGGTAAACTCGGTGCTTGGGTTCGCGTTGTCACTCTGTGCGATGCAGAGGGTTGCACCGCCCCGATGCTTTGGGATAACAAGTGCCAAGCGCACTTGTGACAAATCGGACAAAGCGGACACGCGCTCCGCTCCGCTCCGCGCCCCACTGTGACGCAAGTCACAAAGAAATAACTAAATAAGACTTGACCGATGTCAGACCCTTGTGCTAGTATCACCCTAAGAACCGAATGAAAGGCTACAAAATGACCAAGCAGGTAAAGGCTTACTACCAAGCCAAGTGCGAAGCACAGGGCTACGAGTGGGCAGAGTATGCCGACTGTGACGAGTGGACTCTCTCAATGCTCTTTGACACTTGGGAGGAGGACGAAGAGGAGTAATCCTCTAAGTCCCCCAAACAAGACAAATCGGACATCGCGCTCCGCTCCGCTCCGCGCCCCCTACGGGGCGCAGGATCGGTGATTATGTTACATTAAAATAGCTCCCGGAAATTATGGAGCGCCCCTCGGACAAATCGGACATTTAAGGCATATGCACTGTGATGTACATCACATCTACGAATTATTTAAGACAAATCGGACATGCACTTTATACAGTTTTTACGCATAAAAAATCCCTTTAAAACAAAGGGTTTTTCAGACCATACCTAAAAAAGCCTTATTCCATAAGGGTTTTAGCGCGTTCACCTATGCCCTAAAAGCCTTGCAAATAAAGGGTTTTTCGGCTATGCGTTGCTGTGCATAATTATTCAGACCCCGCTGTGAGCGATGTCAGAGGGGTGTGCTAAGATGGGGTCATAGAAAGAAAGGCAGGTAGTCAAATGACTAACCAACACATCTACTTTGAGGGTGACCGCTACATCTTCACGCTTACCGATGGCTCTACTGTTGAGGGCTTTGTCCTTGGTGCTAATGTCGGTGACATTGTGAAACTCTCCCCGACTTCTGACGCTCGCAACATTGGCGAGCGCTTTGCAATCGCTAAGGCTGACATTGTATCGGCTGAGCGTGTGCCTAATCCGTTCGCAGGTATGCGTACCATTGGCTACCGCAAGCCCCCCTACCGCTCTTACCGAATCGGTAAGTGATGTCAGACCCCCATGCTATAATCGCTCTATCACCCAAACGAAAGGCAAACTAATGGCTAGTCTCCAATCCATTGGCGCACTTGTTGACGCTATCCAAAAATCAGGCAGGGCAACCGATAGGGGTTCCGCTTATGCCTACGCTATGGGTATGGTTTCATCATACCTTGATGATGCGCTTATTGAGCGCATGACCAACGACATGAAGGCAGGTGAGTGATGGGTGCGATGAAAGACCTCGTGAATGCAGGTTGCTACTACTGTGGGGAAGACAACCCCACCGAACTGCGTAACTATGGCGAATGGGTCGCTATCTGTGAAGGTTGCGCCACGCTTGAGAGTGGGGAGTGCGTATAATGTCAGACCCTCGTGCTAGTATTCTCTCACACCAACCGAAGGGAAAAACCATGAACTGCGAGAAGTGCGACACCACCGAGAACATCGTCATGAGCGGCGTTGATGCGTTCATGCTTGGCGTTCAGACCGAAACCATTTGCTACACTTGCGCGAATGTAAGTGATGTCAGACCCCTATGCTAGAATCAGTCTCAACGAAAGGACAACTAATGACCACTCTCAAGGTTCCCACCTCTTGGAACTCTCGCACCTCTATGTACCGCAAGTGGACTTGCAAGGGTTGCGGCTTCTCTGTGGAAGGCTTCACCTCTTACCACTTGTTCCGCAAGGCTTGGGACACTAACCACCTCACCAACCACAGGGTCAATGTCTGACCCTTGTGCTAGTATTCTTTCAACACCAACGAAAGGTAAGACTATGGAAGCCATTCACTACTGCCACACCTGCCACACCGATGAGAACATCGTGATGAGTGGCGTGGACGCTTTTATTCTTGGCGTTCAGACCGAAACTATTTGCTACACTTGCGCGAATGGTGGCTATGAGTACGCAGAGGAGGCACTCTAAATGACTGAGCGCGAACCAGTGTTTGACCACTTTCTAGACGAATGCTATCCGACTATCACCATAGCAGGGATTGACTTCTACCCTGCCGACATTCTCGCAGAGTGTGACCCGATTGCTTATCGCGTTGCGCTTCACGATTGGGCAGACGCGGAATGCTCAGAGGGTAATCATCACTCTATCAACCGCGCCGACAACGAATGCGACTACTGTGGCGAAACTGTTAGCGATGAGGAAGAGGGGGATGACGAATGATAACCGCGCTCCTATTGGTTTCTGCTTTGATTTTTTTCGGCTCGTTGTCTTCAATCTGAAAGGAAAAAAAATGGAGATTCTCTTTATTCTTTCCGCGATCTTTTTCATCACTGCGCTATTCGTCTAAAACCCTTATAAACAAAGGGATTTTTCGACCCACAAAAAACCCTTATAAATAAAGGGTTTTAGCTCGAAAGGCGGGGCGCACCTCCGACAATTCGGACATTTACGACTGTGAGATAAATCACAGAACTTTATAAATTCGGACATTTAGGACATACATTTATGCATTCGGAGTGCATAAAAAACCCCTTACGGAATAAGGGTTTTTTGGGTGTCTATGCATAGGTATGCATAAGAAATACCTACCCCGATGTAAAGTGTGTCAGAGGGGTATGCTAAGATGGGGGCATCACCAAATGAAAGGACAACTAATGTCACACTTCCGCTTTAGCCTTGTTTGCTCTGTCTGTGGAGTTTCCTGCTGGCCCATCGTGCGCGATGAAATCATGTATTGCAATGAACACGCGCCCGCAATGGAAATCCAATGCACCCGTTGCGAATGGGACAAGGTTGTTCCGCATGACTCATGCTTGTATGGTGGTCGGATTGCAGGACACTCTAGGGCGCATTGCACCGCTAACGCTTGCTTCTAGTGTCAGACCCTTGTGCTAAGATGTATCCATACCCGATGAAAGGACAACTAATGAAACTTCAGACTTGGACTTGCGCGAATGGTTGCGGCGAGTGGACTACCGAAGTCCCCGAATGCTTCCAATACAATGGCGTAGAGGTTCTGTGTGTGTTCTGCCTTGTCAAGCAGAATAGTCACAAGGTGTTTGCAGCGCTCGCCCAAGGGTGAGCGTTGTCAGACCCCTATGCTAAACTAATCCCAACAACAACGAAAGGGCAACTAATGCCGAAAGCAACACCCTCAACCCAACTGCCCTACAAGGGCGAAACCTGCGATGTGTGCGGTTCGCTTGCCGTTCGCATCGTTCACTATGAAGGCGACACTCTCGCTATCTGCCGTACTTGCAACCCTGCCAACCTCTACAACTGATAAGGACAAACAATGGAAATCCACTTCTTCTCTCACGCCTACAAGGGCTTCATCATCACGGGCAACGACTTTGAGTTGTGGCTCTCTGCCCGCTCGCTTGTCGTGCTTGCAAGCGTTGCGCTTGTTGTTGTCGCGTTGCGCCGTGTCAAGAAGGTGCGTGGTCTCTGATGATGACGCGCAAAGACTATATTGCAACCGCGAACATTCTCGCAAGCGTCAAGGACAAGATGCCCGAACTCGTTCACTTCAAGTTAGTGAATGACTTTGCGGAAATGATGCAGGCAGACAATCCACGATTTGACGCTTACCGATTTTTTGAGGCAAGCAAGTCATCGGTCTAAATCCCTTATAAATAAAGGGTTTTTGCGACCCCCGAATTTCCCTTATAAATAAAGGGTTTTTCGGGGGTTGCGGGGCGCCCCGCCAAGTGCGGGGCATTTACGACAGCCCATTAAGTACTCACAAAAAATCCTTGCAGCTGCTGGCGTGTCGCCATACCGATGTCAGACCTATGTGGTAAGGTTTCACCTATGAACAACGCGCTTACTGCCCTCAAATCCCACTCCACCTCTATCCCCGATTGGAAGGCTGACGAAATGGCTGCTGACCCTGCACTGACCGAATGGGTGACCATCACCCTGACCTGCGACTTCTGCCCGCAAACTTGGGAGTCTGATGCTCCTGCGGATTGGGTTCCCAATGGCGACCTGATGTGCGCCGATTGCCAAGACGATTGGCAGCACTTTGAGTTCGCTGGCGAGGACTCCTACCTTGACTCTTATTGGGAGTCTATGTACGAGTAATCTCTGCGTGGGGGCTTGACAAAGCCCCCACAAGGGGGCGCCCCGCCCAGAGGCGGGGCATTACTTACGATGAATGTCAGACCTGTATGCTATGATGTGAACACATCAACCGAAAGGATGCCCTATGAACGACCCCATCTTTGAGTTCTCTGACGACTTTGATGCTGTCGCTTGGCATATGGAGCGTATGAGCCGTCCGGACTATGACGACTACTATGATGAGCCTGACGATCACTAGTCCCGAAAGGGGCGCCCCGCCTGCGGGCGGGAGCTTTACGGTTACGATGTCAGACCCTTGTGATAAGGTACTACCTATGACCACACAGACTGTTGAAACCTACTGGACTGATTCATTCATCAACTATCAGAACCTCACCTATTCCGCCACCTCTGCACAATATGAGCAGGCTTCCAAGTGGTATATGGATGCAGAACTTATCGCTCACGACATGGTTGGTATCTTTGCATCGCGTGGGATCGATGCGAACCTAGAACAATGCGCTAGCATCATTAGCGCATTCTCACCTCGTCAGCGTTGGTCTCGTAATGTCGCCTGCGCTTTAGAGTTTGCACACGGAGGCAAGCCTGCAGGATTGTCCAACAACCTCCGCATGGCAGAACTGGCATTGACTAATGGCTTCTCTGCATTGCGCGGAATGAAAACTAATGCATTCGCTCGTGCTATCTCAGGCGATGAGGATGCCGTTACTATTGATGTGTGGATGCTACGCGCTGCAGGTATGACTATTGACTCACCGAACAAAACCCAATACCGCGAACTAGTCACGGCTGTAAAGAATACCGCGATGATTGAAGGCATCACGCCTCGCACTTGTCAGGCACTCATTTGGATTGTGTTTAGGGGGTCGGCTGAATGACGGAAATGCTAATCGCCATGCTAATTCTAATGTTCATCGGCGTTATGTATGGGTGTGGATAGAGGGGCGCCCCGCCCGAAGGCCGGGGCATTAAGTTACGATGTCAGACCCCTATGGTAAGGTATGGGCATGAGTAGAACACACAAATCCGCAGCAAGCCCCGCACAACTCAAAGCACGATTGGAGTTGCGCCGTTCCAACGCGGCAGGTATTCACAAGACCGCCAAGTCATACACACGCAAGCAGAAGCACAAGAAGGGTTGGGAGTAATGGCTAGCGAAATCAAAGGTCAAGCCAAGGCTAAGAAGGCTTGGCACGGACAACAAAAGACAGTATGTAGTTACTGTGGCAAAGAGGTGGGAGATGATTTTTTCTTCAATCTCAACGACCTAAGCAAATCACTCGTCTGCACCAAATGCGCTAGGAAGGTAAAATAATGAGCAATCTTTACTACTTTGCCGTTGACGGCAGTTATGGACAATGGACAGGTGGCTCATTGCTTGCCGATGTATCCGAATGGACAGATGAGGATTGGCAGGCTATTGAGGAAGCAGGCGATTCATTCCGCGCAGCCGTTGCCTACGAGATTGAGGCTAGACGATTCCGGGAGAGGCAAGGCGAGCCTCCGTTCTAAATCGTTGTCAGACCCTTGTGGTAGTATTCACTCACTCAACCGAAAGGAACCCTAATGGGATACGCAAGCGCATTGGAAATGGCTACTAGTGGTAATGACATTGACACTACATTGGGTTGGCATCTCCAATCCAATCACTATCCCCCCATTCCGTTGTCAATGCTGCAACCTTGTAAAGATGCCATTGACGCTTATTGGGACGATGATTGTGACTTGGAAATCG